GAATATCTTTAATACTTTACTAGATGGAGATAAGAAACTACTAGGAGAAACCTGAAGGAGTAATCCTCCAGGTTTTAACCATTTACTAAATGCCTCCTTAGTAAAGTTAATCCACAATTTATGTTGAGTCTTCTTCCTATTGGTAGAATCCTGAAATGGTGGATTAGTTGCTACTACATCAAATTGCATAATATGTTGTGAACATATCAATTTTTACTAATTCTTCTTTTGATTCACCCTCAAGATGATTATATCCATAAAGTTCAAAATTTGCAAATAATTCCTTTATTCTTTCTTTTTGGACATTTGCTTTTATAGATTTTGTAATATTTTCTTCATTGGTTAATGCAAAACTTGTTGGCATATCTGCATAGTCCAATAAAGTTTTCCTCCAAGTTTCTCTAAGTCTTAATACCGCTTCCGCAGTTTCAGCATCTTTAGTAACAAGAATCTGTCTTCTCTTTATCTTTGAGTTATTCCATAATGCCCATAACTTAGCAGGTGCATTTGATCCAGCATCATCCATAATAAGGATAGAAACCTTATAACCATCAGAACCATTAGCAAGAGGATGATCTTTTAACTCACGTTTAATTTCACTTAATTCTTTATCATTTATCTTAACAGCAGTAGAAAATCCTCTCTCTACCATTGCTTTAATTTTCCCTCTTGGAATTGCATTTTCATACTGTTGATTAATACCAAATTCTACATCATAGGCATAATCAAACTCATCATCACCATATAGTGTATTCCCCTCAAGATCTACTGGTTGCCCATGATACCAAGGGATTCCATTATCTTTTTGATTCCACAAACCTTGAGCAATCTGTTCCATACTTAATTCTCTTGCTGGTTTATGACTAAGATCTGCACCCATAGCAACAGAAAAAGCAGATATTCTTTCATCATATCCCTCAATAGGTTCCATTAACCTAATAGGATATTGTGGTGCATTATGAGCATCAAAGATCGCATGTCTAGTTCTCGAACTTTTACCAGAAACCTTATCTGTATTAGGAATAGGAACAGCATGTCCAGGTTCAAAATTATGATCGAATCCAGTAGTTTTTAAGTTACTCTCTACTTTAGAATAATTGGTATAATCTAGTTTCTTTGTATTAGCATCACAATCATAATCAGACTCCCAATTCTCCGTAGGAATAAGTTTTACTTCTCCACCATCAATCCACCTGTAACCAGTTTTACATGGTGGTACAGATGGAAACTCTTGAGGTCTAATTGTTCCAAAAGGATGAATATTACTCATAGTCATTTTTTCAAGGTTGTTTCAAGTTTAACATATTATATATTAATCTTTCAAGTAAACTTGAAACTTATGTGTTCAATTATTAACACACTCCTTTAATCTAAGGTACATGTTAGTTGATGTAGCAAGTTCCTTACTCTTGCGTGGTCTTCTTTGACCCCACTTAAGCATAAACTTTGTACCTTTATCATTCTTTTCACGAACACCCTCAAACTTCTCTTCATTAGTTGCGAACCACGCACCATTCTTTTGTAATGTGCATGGTTGATTGATACTAATGATTACACCATCAGCATCACAGATATGATAGAAAACTGATTGTCCTCTACTCTCCAACTCAACATGAGTTGCTGCCTTTACACGATTGCAAAGTTTGTGATAATCCTCATTAGTAACAGAGAATAGATATTCACCTTTACCAAGACAGAGTAGATGCTCATCAGATACTAAACCAGTTGCTTTCTGCATCCTACCAAGAACCAATTCATTAGGTAGAAATGAAAGTGCCTCAACAACAAGAGGTGCAACTTCAGTACCAACAGAAGAACAATCCTTCTTCCACTTATCTGCTACATTTTCATAATGCTCTGCCTCTGGACTATTGATATAATAATCACGAATACTATCATTAATGTTATCCAACTTATTAAAGAAAGGAAGTAATTCAGGATATTGTCTACTTACAAGTCCATCACGATACTCTCTGTTGCTTCCTTTAAACTTTACACCATAAGGTGAAATATACATTCCAGGAGAACAATCAGTATTATCAAATAAGATGTTATTTAATGTAGAATTAAATGTTCCTGAACATACCTGAATAGAAGAATATCCATTCTGATAGTTCTTAACACTAACAGAGATTTTCTCACCATCATCAAAATGAATAAGAATATCACCTTTCTTTCCTAAATTGCGATACTCTGCATCTACACACTGAAAATAAAACTTACGATCAGGATATTTCTTAATAAGATCCTGAACTATAGACTGATATGTTGCTTCTATATTTTTAGAATACTTACTCTTAGAGAACTTAGTCTCAATCTTACCATCTACACATGCCTTCTCAAATTCCTTATTGATTTCTGAAGAAATGTTCTTAGAGGCAACTCCTAATCTCTCTACCTCTTCTTGTAAACGTGCAGTCAACCGAATTTCTGCTGCATCTTGAATATAATGCTCGGTTGATGTACCTGCACCCTGTTTTTTTGTACCAAAACCTTTACTGGTCATAATTACAATCTCCTATGAGAATAATGTTATGAATTAATAATACCATATATTAAATGGATATGTCAACTATGTTATATTTCTTAACCTCCAGCAGCATCACATCCAATGTGACTACCAACAACCACACCTAATGGAATTGCCCACCATCTACCATCTCCTCGTGACATTGCAGCAGCAGCACCACCACCTAATAAACCACCAGCAATCTTACCATCTGTGCAATCATTCGTATCCTCATAAACAGTAACGTGCCTACGATAATAAGGTCTTTCTGGTGATGGAGTTCTTCTCCATCCCACATTAGGATCATTATCACAAGGAACCTCAACGGTATCCTTCCACGACTTTACATATCCAGGATTATCTTCTGTTCCTGGTACATACTCTTCTCTATATTCTGTTTTAGAACATGTTCTTTCATGAGAATATCCTGCTTGATAGTCATCCGCAAGAGCAGAAACAGGAGTCAATGCCAACAATGCTGCAAGTGCGATTTTCATTTTAAATTTCTTATATAAAAATAGTATAACACACCAAAAAACTATCTTACAACACTTTGTGCCAGTTCTCTGAGTGCCACCATCTTTGTAAATAATCCTTCCATATTATAAAATAACTGATAATTCTCTGTTGTCACATAATGTCCCTTAAGATCATTACCATCACAGTGCCAACCGTATGCCTTAACTCTTTCCTCAACACCATCTATTCTCATCTTCTTACTTCCATCTAAGTAAGATTCGTATGTCTGGTCTAAGTTAATCATAGTTCTATGGTGATGTGTGTTGATATTATAACATAGTTATATGAATTATCTATAAACTTAATGATGTCTTTAGAGTTCCGCAATGTTCATTAATATCTATTAGGTATCTTAGATCTCATCTCATTTACATCATCTTTCACCCAAAATCCATCACCAGTCATTTCCCAACCAGCAGCAATCATATCTTGATATGATTTCTGTGCCGTATGTGGATCTTGCTCCATAGCATGATATGAATCTAAAGTACGAGGATATGATGATGGAGTATATTCATAACCATACTGGTTTAATGCTTCATCAAACTTATCTTCAGGAATATCACCATTCCAATAATCACTTTCAGTAAACTCTTTTTTAAATAAAGTTTTCTCAATTTTATCAAGACGTTTCTCTATTTTAGAAAATCGTTGATCTAGTTCCCATAAATCCATTTAATTCATCCTGATTGTTGTTTCTTTGCTTTTTTTTCTTGTTTAAGTTGTTTTTTAACTTGTTTGGCATAATAAACATCCTGTTCAGTATACCAATCAGGATGTTCTTTTGCTCTCTTTAATAATGTTTTTGCTGCCTTCTTGTCCTTCAAAATAAAATAGGTAATTGTACTAACCTACTATTTAGAACAGATTTTCCTCCTGTTCTGTAAGTAGGGTTAAATCCGATTCAGGGTAAGCAACACAAGTAAGGACGTATCCTTCCTCCATCTGGTCATCATCAAGGAATGTTTGTTCCTCTTGATTAACAGTTCCTTCTACAACTTTCATGGCACAAGATGAACATGCACCTGATCTACATGACGATTGATGATCTAATCCTGCTTCTTCTAGTGCATCTAAAATAATAGTCTCAGCATCACACTCAAATGTTTCTGTTGATCCATCAGGTGCTTGAAGTTTAATGGAATACGCCATGTTTAATCTTACAATTCGTTGGTATTTATTTTACACCGATTTGTAAGATTTTACCACCTGTGTTGATTTACTCAACTGTTCCAATGCTGCTAATAATTCAGGAGTCTCTTCCCAACTCCACTCTTGATTATGTTGGGGATTCTTCTTCTCTATGGTATGTGTCTTTAGTGCCATGATCTTTTTTCTTCCTCATGTTTGATTTGTCTTTCTAGGATAATTTTAATATCCCTAAGAGATGCTCCTAGTAATGCCCCATCAGCATTATTCTCAAATAGATCTTCTAGATGAGCAATATGTTCCAACGCAAATGTTAATTTGCTATGGTTATTCATCCTTGCCATCAGTAAAATCTTTAAGTGTGAATAAACTAATAAGTTCTAACTTTGATT